AGTTTGGGAATGAGTTATAACAACAATGGTTTTGGTGTTGGTATGAATTATGATTTTCGAGGAAAACCAGACGTTAACGTAACTTTTAAAAAATCTTTTAAAGACGGCGGAAGAGCTGGCTTTGAAATCGGTGGCTTAAGTGGAGAGGCGCAAAGCATTTACGATGCGTGGCTTTCTGCGGGGCATTCGGAAGAAGACGTGTTGGCTTATTTAGAATCACGAGGACTTTATAGTGCGACTCCTGAAAATGTAGGGATTAAATCTATTGTCAATACAGCACCTCCTATTCTTCCACAAGGTGGTGATGATGATGGAGGCAATATAGTAACGCGTCCGAGTTATAAATATACTTCTAAATTAGATGCTCCTGTTGGTAGTCAGGCGTGGCTCAATGATATTGGCGAAGGTACAATTCCTAAGGAGGATATTACTTTAGGCACTCAATGGAATGAACTTAAACATCAATTTAGTAGAATTCCTACCCCCCTTAATTTAGCAAAGAGGGGAATTGTAGGTGCACAAAATTGGTGGAGTAATCAACGAGCAAAAAATACTGCTAGACAAGAAGAACAAAGACAAGAAGAAGCAGCTAAAGCAGCAGCGCTTCAATCATTACAATTATCAATGGCTAGAGATCAAGCCATTGCAAATCAACAAGATTGGACAGGTGAGTCTGACACCTATACTGGTGGAATGGATACATCCACAGGAAATTATTATGATCCCTATGATCCCGGAGAAACAGAAGCCGAAGGCGGAATAGTTGGATATAAAAGCTATAAAGACGGTGGCCTCGCTACGATGTTCGCTAGGAGACGATAGTGGCTTATACTGTACCGGCGGAAAAAAATATATATCCTACACTTAATGGATATCGTGTTGAAATTGGGAGTAAATCTTCTAAACATTTTATTTATAAAACGGGATTTAAAACTTTAGCAGCTGCTAAAAAATTTAGAGATACAAAATTAAAAGAACTCTATGGTTCTATAAAAGGTTATTTAACTCCAGAAGATTTTGGAAAAGCATTAGATAAATTTAAGATTCCAGGAGTTAATCCAGATAATGTTTCTAATATAGTTCGGTTAAGTAAACAAGCAAATATAAAAAACATACCCGATACTCGACCTGGAGTGAAAGGACACAATAGGCGTTTATACGAACCCCCTACAAAAGAAATAGTTGAAAGAATAAAAGCTAATTTAATTAAAGCTCCGCATACTACCTATGGAAAAATGATGTTTGAGAAACGAAAGGTGGAAGCCGAAAAATTATTAAAAACAGGTAAGTATAGTGTTAGAGAAGCAAATGAAATTTTAAAAAATAAATTTCCCGTAATTAAAAAATCAGGAATGTTATCTATTCTTTATGATTTAAAAAAGAAAATAAAAGGAGTTCCAAGTGGCGTAGAGGGAGAAACTGCAACCTCTGTTAAAAAAATAAAAAAGGATTTATTTAAATTAAATAATTCTGAAGTTAAAAGATTAATGAAAGGAGGAAATAAAAATTTACTAAGTTTAATTAAGAAAACACAAAAAATTTTAGGCGTGAACGATAGCTTAGCAACAAGACGAATAGGACAGTTGATAGAAGCTTATGGTGGTGATGCTACATATTTAAAAGTTAAAGATGATTTATTTTTAAGAAGAATAAGGCCCTTAACAGAAGGTCTTGGTGAAGTTACACGAATAAGATTATTTGGTGGTATAGGTGGCGGATTACAAAGAGTAGCAGCAGAACAAAAAGTTGCCAAAGATTTAGGAAAGACTCGAACTTTTTTTTCGGGTTTAAGAAAAAGAATTTCAGAGATGCTACCTGGCTTGGGCTATCAAACTGATGAAATTAAAAATATAAGATCATCAGCAAGATTTGGAACTAGTCCATATAGTCTTTTTGTTCAAGGTATTAAAGCAGATATTAATCAAAAAAAAGCAGAAGCACTTGATAAACACACAAGTATTTATGAAAAAAAATTACAAAATGCTAAAACATTAGCCGAAAAAAAGAAAATAGCTGCGGAATATAATTCTAAAGCAAAAGCTTTTGCGACGGAGGCAAATAAAAATTTAAAATCAGGAGAACCTCCCGTTAGAACTTTAGAAATAAGTTTTGAGCAACCAAATAACGTTATAAAAAATAAAACTGCGTTAGCTAATTATGGAGACATGTTTGATGATATATATGCAAAACATGGTTATTCCTTTAAAGTTCATTCAGATATTAGAACAATAGATCAAATTAAACCTTTCCTTGAAGGTGGGAGGGGAATGAAACAAGCAATGAAATTAATGAGAGCAGGGGCTCCACGAATTTTTGGAATACCTGTGGCAGCATATCTAGGTTATCAAATGCTAAAACCGAAAGAAGTTGAAGCAGCTGAACCCGAAACAAAATTACCTGAAGTTCCATCAGTTAAATATAATAAAGAAGTAGGAGCTTTCCTCGATCCGCAAACCGATGACAAGGTATCGCAGGCCGGCTTACTAACATGGGCGGTAGAGAATCCAATTCCTGTCGTAGCGGGAACAGCGGTTACGGGTTTGGCTACTAAAAAAGGACGAAGCATAGGGAAAGGCGCTTTAAAAAAATTAGCGGCGTTAGGAGCTCCCTTACCGACGGCGGCCATCGATGCATACTTTATTAATAAACAAATTGAAGAAGGAAGAGATCCATCTGAAATTGCAAAAGATCCTTTTAACTGGTTAGGGTTGGCAACGATGTCTCCTTTAACAAAAGCTGCAGGATTAGCAGATAAAAGTGGTAAGTTAGCTTCTGTAATGAGACTTGGAATGAGTCCAGGAATGATCAGGGGTGCAAGTCGATTTTTAGGTTTACCCGGATTAGCTCTAAGCACCGGTTTAACCGCTTATGACCAGTATCAAAAATACAAAAACAAGGAAGGTTTTATATATGACCTTTTCAATCCAGAAGAAATTGACAATGCTAAAATATCAGGATAGAACCCTTTCAGGTGTTGAAACAATCAATAAGAGAGTATAGAATAGTTAAATGGCTAAAATAGAGAAACCATTACCCAATACTAAAACTACCGTTGAGATTCCAGGAGAAGTGGAAATCGAAGAAGAAATTAAAGAAAAAATTCAACAAGTTGATAGTGAAGGAAAACCCGTTGAAATAGAAATGACGGAAGAAGGAGGCGCAGAAGTCTCTTTTGACCCTGCTACAGCTTCGCCTCAAGGGGGAGAAGATCACTATGCCAATTTGGCAGAATTTTTAAAAGATAGTGTTTTAGATGATTTAGGTTCCAAACTTACCGACGATTATAGAGATTATAGAAATTCAAGAAAAGACTGGGAAGATAGTTATCGAGAAGGTTTAGATCTTTTAGGATTTAAATATGATAGAAGAACCGAACCTTTTAGAGGCGCGTCAGGCGTGACTCACCCAGTACTTGCTGAAGCGGTTACACAATTTCAAGCAACAGCTTATAAAGAATTATTACCTGCTGACGGACCTGTCCGAGCACAGATTTTAGGCGATGTGAATGAAGCGAAACAAGATCAAGCGCATCGTGTAAAAGATTTTATGAATTATCAACTTATGGATCAGATGAAAGAATATGAACCTGAGTTTGATCAAATGCTTTTTTATTTACCCCTCGCCGGCTCTACATTCAAGAAAGTCTATTACGACCAACTTTTAGGTAGGGCCGTTTCCAAATTCATCCCGGCGGATGATTTGGTGGTACCTTATGCTGCCACTTCTTTAGAAGATGCGGAAGCGATTGTACACGTTATTAAAATTTCTCAAAATGATTTACGTAAACAACAGGTTTCAGGATTTTATCGAGACATTGAGTTAGGGGAACCTCCAATTACAGAAAATGAATTAACTAAAAAAGAACATGAACTTGAAGGGATTACCAAAGATAAGCAAGACGATGTTTATACTTTAATTGAAGTTCATACCAATTTAGATTTAGAAGGCTATGAAGATATTGGTGAAGACGGAGAACCAACGGGTATTAAATTACCTTACGTCGTAACTGTTGATGAAGCTAATTTTAAAGTTTTATCCATTCGAAGAAATTATAAATTAGATGACCCTTTAAAAAATAAAATAAATTATTTTGTTCATTTCAAATTTTTACCAGGATTAGGTTTTTATGGTTTTGGTTTAATTCACATGATTGGTGGATTATCTAGAACAGCAACTTCTGCATTAAGACAACTTTTAGATGCAGGTACGTTAGCCAATCTTCCTGCCGGATTTAAAACAAGAGGCATAAGAGTTCGAGACGATGCACAACCTTTACAACCGGGAGAATTTAGAGATGTCGACGCTCCGGGAGGCAATATTAGAGACTCGTTTATGCAGTTGCCTTATAAGGAACCTTCACCAACCTTATTACAATTGATGGGGATTGTGGTTCAAGCGGGCCAACGATTCGCGAGCATCGCAGACAATCAAGTAGGCGATATGAATCAGCAAGCGGCTGTCGGAACAACCGTAGCGCTACTTGAAAGAGGATCAAGAGTGATGTCGGCGATTCATAAAAGATTGTACGTCGGACTTAAACAAGAATTTAAATTATTAGCGCAAGTTTTTAAAACTTATTTACCCCCTGTTTATCCTTACGATGTTCCTAATGCGAAAAAAGAAATTAAAGCAACCGATTTTGATGACCGTGTAGATATTCTACCGGTAGCCGATCCGAATATCTTTTCTCAAACACAAAGAATTTCGATGGCGCAAATGCAATTACAACTGGCACAATCGAATCCACAACTTCATAACTTATATCAAGCGTATCGAAGTATGTATGAAGCGGTTGGAATTAAAAATATTAACGCCATTTTACCGGCGCCGCTGAAACCGATTCCAATGGATCCTGCTTTAGAACATATTGTCGCG